TCAGCATCACTGTAGATAAGTATTGTATCTCCTACACTAAAACCTATGGCTCTGTAATCAGAACCTGTAACAAGAACCGCATTTGCTTCTGCATTAGCAGACATCAACACCGCTTCTTGTGGGCCTATATCTAACAAATCTGCTACTTTTTGTGCAGTAGTATATACTATAGCATCAGGGTCTAAGGGTCTTGTTTCGCCTTCACCGGGATTGAATACTTGGGGCATACATACAACTCACTTTTAATTAAACCCAAAATCTTGGAGACTGGTTTGCCCCGTAACTCCAACTTGAGGTCTAGGTTCAGGCATAGGTTCGGGCATAGGTTCAGGTTGAGATTGAGGTTGTGCTGACATATTACCAATATATTCCATTATTTTTTGATGGTCAGGTCCTACTGCATCTATCGCTTGTCGAACCATTTCTGAATGACTCATGGGTTGAGCCATAGGCTCAGGCATAGGTTCAGGTTGAGGTTCAGGTTGAGGTTCATGAGATGGTTTCTGCTTCATTTGTGCTGCTTGCCCATCCTCATTAAAATGATGTTGCGGATACATATCAGTAAATTTGTCATGATGTGCATGGTCTCCATTAGGTCCTGAAACGTGATGACCGTCATTATTAACTGCTAATGGATTCATAGCCATTTTGTTACCTAGTCTTGAATGGTCTGCAAGGAATTTTAAATTATATGGATTTTCTGGGCTAACAGCGTTTAACATCATACTACTCACCAATTTATTCTTAGTATCTGCATCTTTACTACCATGCATTCTATGTGCTAAAGAATTTATATATTGTGATAAAGACAAACTATCTTTACCAACATGTTTTTTACCTAATGTTCCATGTGATTTACCTTTGTGGTCCATCAATTTCATACCCGGTGGCATGGCTATTTTTTGGTGTTTATAATAATCTCTTTGTTTTCTTGCTTTCATAAAATCCCAAGTTAAATCAAATATATCATTCATAATCTATTCACCTCATCTCTATGCCCTTTGTTAAATTCCATCGGTTTGCCACAAGCCCCACAATCTGCTCTCCACATAAAATGAAGCATACCACAGTATGTACATCTAGTCCCTGCACCTATATTCAAAACATCGCCAACATTTTCTGTTCTCGCTCGCTGATTTCTTGTGACTCCCTTTAATGGATTTGCCTCATCAAAAACTGAACCGCTATCATAAGCGGTATCAACTCTAACGTTTTGTTTCTGTGCTCTCGATATATCGTCAATTTCTAATGTTCTAACATCGAAACCCATTCATATCCCTCACTCTCATGCGTTGCCTGTTAAAGATAATATTAGATATACGTTACCTAAAACAGTAATCGGTTCTACTGCTACTAATGTAGAGCCGGGTGTAGATGCTGCCGCATCTGTCATTGCTTTACTCACACTACCAGCGGTATTGTATGCACCAAGATTATTTGGCGAAAAATCCGCTGGCGAGAAAGGTCCAATTACTTGTATTTTAGGACTAACTGCCATCTAAAACACCGCCTTAGCGTTGTCCTATTGCTGTAAATCTACCACTTTTGTTGTTACCTGCATGCACTATATCGAAAGTTGTATCTCCACTGTTAGCAAAATGTGCATGACACATATCTGCTGCTGATGGATTAACGGTGACGGATAAGATACTACTTAGTTGACTGCTTAGGTCTACTGCACCTGTTGCTACACCGCCACTTATTGTATATGTTCCTGTTACCATGTACATGTTTCCTAATACTGCTGGTCTATCATCAATTGTTACTGTTATTGCCATAATTTATCACTCCATTGTTTGTTCTTCTACCACTTCAGTGGTTTCTTCTGTTTCGACCACAGGTGGTGCTGGATTTAGATGTTCCTCAACTAAACCCAATAATGCACCTTTTGTCCTGTAACCAGCACCGAAAGAAACTCCTTCTGCTTTCAACCATTTCTTAATGTCTCCTATTCTCCAACCGGAGTCAGGTATTCCATCATTTAATTTATCAACGGTCTTTGCTTCTGCACCTGTAATTACGTAGTTTTCATTTAAACTACTACCAAACTCGTCAACCCACTTTTGGCTAACTTGGTAAGATATACCACGATACACTGTGTATGTCAATCCTCTCGGTGGAGGACTGCTGTGGTATTTTCCTATGTATTTTACTTGTGGCATGAAGAATCATCTCAGTTCAATAATAGCACCGTTACTTGTACTACTTGGTTTGCACCTTCAGAGTCTATGATTAGACAAGGTAGTGAACCACCTGTTGCTAGTGGTGCTGTTGCATCGTCTGCTCCTACAAGTCCAGTGTTGGTCATTGTTACAGTTATGTCCTTAGCAGCGGTTGCTGAGGCATATCCTACGATTCCTAGAATCTTTGATGCTCCGGCAGAGAACAGTAGAGGTTCTACTGTTGCCGCTTGTACGACGTTACAAGTGAATGTTACCATTCTCAAACTGCCTACTGCGTTTCCATCTGCATTCTTTGCATTGAAACCTGCTAATGTACCGGGGTATGAACCTCCGCTGTTTCCATTTAGCCAGCCAGTCTCGTCTACTGGTGTACCAGTTCTCATGTCTATATCAGCCAGTATGTCCACCAATGTGAAGTCGCTGTCTGCTACTTTTATGCTTAATCCTTTTTCAGTTATTGTTGTTGTTGCTACCATAATTTATTCCTCCATTAATCTCCACAAAAACCTTACTTAAGGTCTCTCACCTGTCCTTGTGCTCCAAAGAAAGTCGTCCAAATTTCACCCATTGTTCGGTAAAGTCCTTCCTGTCCTAGTCTGTTTATTGCGAATGGGTCTCCTGTCTCTATACCAGACTCAAAGTATTGTGTTGGTATTGCTGTACTGAAGTGTAGGTAATCTGTATCTAGTAAATACATTCTAGCAATTGTGTCTTTTGCCACATCTTTAGATGGGATGATTGGGACACCGTTGTATGTTGCTACGATGAATCCAGCCTCGATACCGGGTACACCCTTTACTCCATTGTAAGTAGGTGTAACTCTCTTCTCTTCCATGAATCTTTGTTGAGATTGTAATAGTTGTTGTAATCTCATCAATGTATCATATCCAGTTAGTATAACTTTTGGATTTCCACCACGTACCCAAAGTCTTTGGAATATATCATCCAAGACATCTAGTGATAGAACTCTGTCAGTTGCTGTATCGCTAACAATATTGTTACTCATTTCAGCATTAGCCCAAGACCTATTTGCTTCTCTACCAATACTGTATATATCTAAGTTACTGGTTGCTGAAAGAACATTATGGTCTGCATCTAATCCGGTTTTTGAATTAGCGTCATCATTATGTGCTGCTGTAATTCTGTCAAGTGACTCAAAATTGTTACCTGCTGTATTGTCTACTTTGTCTAACAACATTTTGTTAATAGATTCTGCGTGATGTTTACCCATTTCTTCTTTAAGAACTGAGCGTATATCTCCCATTCCGTCATCCTTGTCAGCAAGGAAGATAGCAGTTTCAGACATATCGAATGTATGAGCGATTGTCTTTGGTTTTGCTGCTATGTGCTGGAATGTTGGCCTTTGTGTGTCAGGTAATGTTGCGTTTTCTGCAACTCCACCAAGTAATGAACCAGTGGTAGCATCTGAAGGCTTGCCAGTTATAACACGCCATCCTGACCTATCCCAAGGTTTCTTTGGTAGAATTGAGAAAGCGTTGAACTCTTGGTTCAATTGTGACCACACTTTGCGTCCATAAATTGCTTGGTATGTACCAGCAGTTGTGGACAACATTGGGCTGTCAGCCTTCAGTAATTCGCTACCGGAGTATGAGTAACCCATTGCGTTACCTGCTCCATAATAGTATCTTTCCATATCAGTTATTGTTCTTACGTAATTTCTTGCCATTTTATTCACTCTCCCTCAAAGACTCGACCTGCGAGTTGATGTACTTCATCCCAAGACATTTGTGCTAGGTCAGAAGTTGATGGAACTTCATGTTGTGGTGCAGCAGATTTTTGTAGTGTTTCTCCTACTTCTGCTGGTGTACCAATACTATCAATTCTTTCTGATAGTTCAGCAATTGCTTTTGTAATAGCATCTAAAGGACCACGAGCATCGTAAGATGCTGCTTCTGCTTTTGCTATTTCTTCTGCACGTTCTGATTGGTATCTTGTAGCAAAATCGTTTTCCAAACTGCTGCGGAATTCTTGTTCAAGAGCCGCTGCTTTGTAAACTTCATATGCTGCTTCTACATCAGATGCATCTAAATCTGTAGGATTCAAGAAATCTGATTTCTTTACATCTCCACCGCTGTTGAGTTTAGGGATTGCTCCTGTAGATGGATTTCCTCCTTCTTGTTGACGTAGAGGTGCTTGTCCACCATTAGTTACGTCACTACCTTGTAATTCACCGGGCGTTGAACCCATGTTTTGTTTTGCAACTGAATCACCATCAAAGTGAGCACGAGCAGCCATTGTGTCTACTCCTGCACTCTTTAGAGTATCTTCCATCCAGTTTAGGTAGTCGGATGTAATAACATCAGAATATTCTGTATCAGATTTTTTCTTATCATCTTTCGATTCTGCTTTTTCATCCTTGCTTTCATCTTTTTTATCTTCAAGGAAAGCAGGTTTTTCTCCTTTTTCCATTGAGTCAAGACGTGACTCTAATCGAGAGAGCACGTCGGTCATCTGGTTCATTGTATCATCTTCTGTCATTTTATTCACCTTGTTTTTTTCTTCTTGTTTATCTTCCTTTAATATTCTGAATGTTGCTTCCGGGTTTATTCCTTTTTCACAAATTGTGATTTCATGGAGTTCGAGTTTACTGATTTCTTGATAATCGCCATGTTTAGGGTCTGATTTTCTGACTCTCTTGAATGCCTGTCCACCGATACTAAAGCCACGTAAAGCACCTTTTCGTATTTCGGCAGCGACTTCTTTGGCTTTTTCAATGTCGTCACGTAGTTTTATTACAACAAACATTCCGACATCGTCAACTTCGCTTTTCCACAACCTCCCTTCGCTATCCGTATAATTTGGAATGACATCTCCTACTTGTATATTTGAATGTGCTAACTGTACGTTTCTATATGATGGATTTTGCATGAATTTTGTAAATCCGTCTTTTAACGCTCCCTGTGTTATTAAGTCCCCTTGCTTGTCTACCAGTTCAACACTGGCATATCCTGCAACAATGAGTTCATTCCCTGCTTTAAGCAAACTGATAGGTTCATCAGAAGGTTTGTACTGGAGTCTCGGCTGCACACTAATTCCTGTTTGGTTTGTTATGATACTTATATGAAACGGTTCAATAAGTGTCTAAGTCTTCTTCTATTTCTTCATGATTTTCTTCAGAAATCTTCATTTTTTTGTCTCTACCGGGATATTTTTCAGGTTTTTCCATATCTTCAGTGGGTCTTTCTTTCATATCCCAGTCAGGCATACTTTCTTCAGACGTTAAACGAGTAGGACCACGAGGACTTTCTATCTGTGCCCCTACGTCAATCCCTAGCCCTCT